AATCTTAACCATATCGAGAGTATATCTACCCTCTTTCAGATGCTCCTGCTCCCATTGAAGATCTAGTCCCTTCTTCTTTGTGTAAAGGGTCTCCAGTTGTTGCATTATCGCCTCCATTTATAACCTCCTCATAGGTTATTCTATTTACTCTTGGGTCATGCATTTCTCCAAGAGATTCCCATTTTATATCAGATTTTCCCAATCTGTCAATGATAGCATTTTCTATATCTATGGGACCGTCTAAAGACTCAATAATAAAATCTGTTCTTAATTG